GCTCTTTGTTTTTTATAAGTAATATAATCAGAAGAATCAGGTACAAATTTAACATTACCTGAATAACCTTCAACCCCTTTTCCATCACAGCTTGAAATAATTGATCCAATAGGTCCAGTTTTTCCGGGTTTTCGTGAACTTACTTGATTGGGTCCTCCACATACGTAATTTTTTCTGGCAAGAAAATCACCTAAATTGTTAACTGCTCTAAATGGAGTAACTACTCTGTTATTACCATTGATAACTCCGATAGCATTATCATGATTCCATGCTCGGCGTAATACGCTTCTGGTAGATGTTAATGAACCATCTCGGTGACTACCAACAGCTTTTGGCGCATTTGCTATATTTTTAGTGACTGTCATTATATATTAATGTATATAAATTAATCTAAATAAATTAATTTTAATAATATATGGAACAAAATAGTTTTTTAGATGAATCGTCATTATTATTAATGAATAGAAGCGGTAGAGAAAAGCTTACTAAAACAGATTTTGATGTAGTAAATAATGACTCTACAGATATTCTTAAATATAAGTCTATGATTTTGGAATTTACTGAAAACAAATTAAATGCAGAAAAAGATACAAGTAACATACTTGATGATATTTTTCAGACTTATGTTAAGCATGTGATTCAACATTTTAAACAAAAAGAAACCGAAAATGCTAATTTATATAATACGCTTGACTTAAAAAGCGAGGAAGATAATTTAGTGCAAGGATTGCCAACTACACAGTCTTTTTGGAGTAAACATAAAGTAATTAAAAAAAATATGTAAATATATATTAGACATGCCAAAAAACAAAAGAAAATCTCAAAAAAAGAAATATCTAAAAAAGATAAACTGTAATCCCGTTATTAAAAACAAAACAATAAAGGCGAATTCATGTATGACTAAAAAAGCTTTATTAGATTTGAAAAAATCTTTCAATGCATCTCATCCGAATGAAATTATAAAAGCAACCAAATTAGAAGAGATATGGCATGAATTGAATATAAAAATAAAAAATTGTAACCGAGAAGATTGTTGGTTAAAAGAAATAAATAATGAAACAAAAAGAAAAGCATTAGAAAGTGAGTTATTTGCTCCTAAGCAACCAAAAGAATGGAAAACGAATCCGTCATCATGGTTATCCAACTTTGACATTTTAGATGTTTTACATCAGTACGAAAAGGCGTATTCAGAATTTGAATTTATAGGACCAACACCCATTGATTTTGATAGTAAACCCGATGGAAAAAGGTGCGTGTGGGCTGATTTATGTAAATTTAACTTACAAGATAAAATCGGTAAAAAGAAGAAAATTGGTGTTATTTTTAATTTAGATAAACATTATGAAGATGGTTCTCATTGGACTTCATTATTTATAGATTTAGAAAATGATTTTTTGTTTTATTTAGATAGTACTGGAGAAGAAAGGCCAGGTGAAGTAGATATATTAGTAAAAAAAATAATGAATCAAGGATTATATTTAAATACACCTAAGAAATTCAAGTTTTACGAAAATAGTTTAGGGCATCAAACTGGAAATAATGAATGTGGAATGTATAGTTTATATTTTATTATAACAATGTTAACAAACAAGAAAAAAGATGTTGAATTTAAAACACTACAAGATAAGATTGATTATTTTTTGAAAACCCGAATAAGTGATGATGACGCATTTAAATATCGTAAGATTTATTTCAATGAAATTTAAATATAATAATATATTAACTATGAGTGAGAAGAATGGGAAGAATGGGAATAGGAGGGTTACTTTTGATGAGAAAAACGATTCAAATACAGAAGTCTCAAATACAACAGTCTTAACTAATACAAATGATAATGACGTTGATGAAAAAAAAGATACAATTAAAATCGTTAATTTCTTTGGAACAAAATATGCAACCAGTGATGGTGACTTAGTGAAATTATTAAATGATAAAGATTATAAAATGGGGAAAAGTGAGAATAATGAGGATAAGTCATTTTATGAAAGATTGTTAATAGATATTCTGGCGCCAGACGAAGATAATAATAAAAAAAAAGAATATGATATTAAGGTAAGGTTTTATAGACAACCTAAATTAAACACTAAAGGTACTTACATATATGATGTAGAATTATTAGTTGAAAATGAAGCAAGACCGTTTCATTCGCTGGATCAAGTAGATTACTTTTTAAAAAATTATATTGGTAGATATGAAAATAGTTTATTAAAAGAAGATGATCCAAAGCGAAAAGACGATAGTTTATTTTTAAATAAAATAGAAAAATCAATAAAACATTTTATTGCAGAATATGATAGTGATAAAAAACTAATTGTAAGGGATGATAATGGAACAATTATAGATGATAAAGTAGGCGGACGTTTCAAAAAAAGATATTCAAAAAAGAGATCATTAAAAAAGAGGTCATTAAAAAACAAATCGTTAAAAAAGAAATAAAAATAATGTTATAAATAATTTATAATATTATGACTTTATACATTTCAAAAGACAATCAACAATTATTGTGGAATTTTATTCATACAAATAAATTTGTACATAAAAAACTGGATTGTTTAGAGAACAGTGAAAAAATACATTGGTTTCAAAACGTAATTGGTACTTTTTATGAAAAAAACAAACATGTTCAATTAGATGTTGGAAATTTAAATAAACTAAACAAAGAAACGGTTGAATATATGATACAAAACCTTAATTCATTATCCATTCCAAAACCGGCAAATGAACTTACCCCCAGGTACATTGAAAAAGAAGTAAAGCAAAATCAATATATAAATGATTATCAACAAAGACAACAAGAATACAATGAAATGATAGAAAAGAAAATCCCAGAGGAAGTGAATTTCAAAGAGAATTATGAAAAAGACGAAGCGTTAACAAATATGGACGAACTCATCAAAAAACAAATAGAGGAAAGAGAACTTGATTTAAAAATAAACAAACCACAAGAGATTTTTCAGGAAAACCCAATATTAAAAATAGATAATTCATCCAATATAACCATTGAACACGATATTTTAGAGAACAATCAAAACACCGGTGTAAAAAAGTCTGTTTCTTGGTCAGATAATTTAGAAGAGTATGAGAAAAAAGATTACAATAAGAGATTTGAAATCTTACAAGAGAAATGTGATAAAATGTTTAAAGATTTGGAAAAGGTTTGTAAAGAGAATAGAGAACTTTTTCAAAAAGTAGACATAATATCAAAGAAAGATAAGTATTCTAAGAGATATAGTTTTTAGTTTAATGATTTAGAAAAAAATGAATAATAACTGTAATGGAATTATTGAAGAACACTCTTTTTATTAATTTAGAACATCGTAAAGATAGGTTAGAACACATACAAAAAGAATTTGAAAAAATAGGTATTAACGGAGAAAGATTCAATGCAATCAAACTTGCGTCGGGTGCCGTGGGTTGTACAATGAGCCATATAAAATGTTTAGAGATAGCTAAAAAAAATGAATATGAATATGTGTTTATATGTGAAGACGATATTACATTTACAAATCCAGAATTATTTAAAAAGAATTTGAATATGTTTCATGAAAATAAAAACATTCAATGGGATGTGTTGATTGTTGGTGGAAACAATGTGCCTCCATATATGAAAGTGAGTGAATATTGTGTTCGGGTAATGAATTGCCAAACAACAACGGGATATATAGTTAAAAGTACATTTTATGATACTTTAATACAAAATTTTAAAGAAGGGGTGCAAAAATTAATGAAGGACCCGTTGAATAAAAGGAGTTATGCGATAGATATATACTGGAAAGTATTACAAAAACAACATTACTGGTATATGTTAACACCGCCTACAGTAACCCAATACGAGAATTTCAGTGATATTGAAGACAGAAATTTAAATTATGATCATTTATTATTGGATATGGATAAAAAATGGTTAATGAAAAGACAAAAAAAGATGACCATGAGTATTTAATGTTTTTGTTTTACATGAAATTGAGTAACATTTAATTCAAGAATGTAATTATTTAATTCAAGAGACACTTTTTTTTCAATATTTGGAAAATGATTGAGTATAGATACAAATATTTGTAAAATAATAAAAAGAAGATTCATTATTTTATAAATAAACAAATTATTGTTTAAATAGAGAAACACGGATATTATTTCTTTGGTTTGGTTTACTTACTGTAATTATTAACATGATAAAGAATATTAGTAAAGTAAATTTAGTTGTTTTTTAAATAAAGAAACTTGGATAATATGTGTTTGTTTTTTTCTTCATTTTTCATGGATCTTAATTTGGCTTCATATTCTTTTTGCATAATTTCTTGCTTGTAGGTCTCGTTTTCTTGAGCAAGTAATTGCTCGGCTTTTTGTTTTTCTAATGGTGTTAACGTCTGTTTTCCACGTGCTCTTACGAACTGATCAACGGAATTGTATTTTGGTATATTTTGATAGTCCTTTTCACTAACTTGTAAAACGGTTTGATCTTTATGAACCTTTCTTAGATCGTCAAATTTTAATTTACTAAAGACATCTGTAGAAACATAATCGTCATTATTTTGATCGTATAGACTATTACCCGAGTTGCCATTTACCTGTAGTGTTTGAACACCTTTGTATTTTACTAAATTGGATTGTTGGCTCTTAACTTTTTCAAACATTTGATTCATATTGCTTTTATTTACAGTACCTTTGAGATCGTACATATTTTCTTCGCTGGTAAACCATTCATTTACAGTGGGATCAGGTTTTGATGTCATATTTTCTTCAAATAAGGTATTGAATTTTTGTTGAAATTGTTTGGTAGGTATTTTATTGATTTGTTTAGACATTTCTTTGGTAGTAGAAGAATTTTGATTATCATACTCGTTTGCAGCGTAGTCTTTGTCATATATATCGTCATTATGTTTATTTTGATTTTTATAAAATTCAAGAATGATATCATACGCTTTTTTATAAAACAAAAAATACTTTGCGTCTAAATTGGATTTATCGGGGTGTGTCATCATCACTTTTTTCTTTGCTTTTAATAAATCTTCTTTTGAAAATCGGTAATTTAAATTAAATAGATTAAGAAGTTCGTCAAGGTTGTACATATGTACATTAAGATTGTGAAAAGAGCTCATATATTATTAAAAACAAAAATTGTCTATATTCAAACTACATAAAAAAATATTTAGTAAGATATATATATGACATTGACCTATATTACAGAAATAAAAAGTGTAAACGATTTTAGAATGCATTTGCAAACAAATCCGGGTGTTTTTATTATAAAATTTGGAGCAGATTGGTGTAAACCGTGTAAAATAATTGAAAACGATGTGTTGGATTATTTTTCAAAGATGCCAGACAATGTAAAATGTGCAATTATTGATGTGGATGAAAGTATAGAATTGTATGGTTTCTTAAAAAAAAAAAAAATGGTAAATGGTATTCCAGCATTACTTGCATATTATCAAGGAAATCAGGATTATATTCCAGATGAATTTGTTAGCGGAACTGATAAAGACCAGCTATCTTATTTTTTTAATACGTGCTTGCAAAGTGCCGCGGATTAGTCAGGAGTAACAATTTCATTACTTCCTATAGCGTATTCTAATTTTGAGATTTGTATTTTACTTTTATTATGTACGTTACTCTCGCAAAAGTTATATATTTTATCTAATACGGAAATGATTCTGTTATCTTGAATCACAATTTGATTAACACTGGCAATGTTATCTAAGTTTTTAATAATATTTTCAACTTGATTCATTAAATTTGCAACATTCGGGAAATTCGTTAAATTTTTATAATTGTAAAGATAATTATAAAAGTGCCGTCTATAACCAAACCATTGGTAGAAACACTCTACATATTTAACAAATTCACTGGTATTTAAAACGGTTTGAATAGTGATTGGTATGATTGTTTCACTATTTTGTTCAATCGCATTTGGTTCATTTAGGTGACGTACGTAATTTGCAATCATGAATTTGTCCTTTGGGAAATCATTATTACCAATGCATTCAATAACTTGACTTAAAAATGATATCAGGAAACTTTCATTGCAGTGCTTATTCATAATAATAAAATCAGTATAATCGCTTTGTAACGCTTGTATCTGGTTTTTATTTTTTGTTAATTGACTGGAAGTAAATTCGTCTATAACAATACATAAGTTTTTTTCTTCTAAGTCTGACATAAACCTTGGATACATTTGGTCAGTGCTGTTACATGGTATTGTGCAATTATATAAATGTACTTCTGGTTCGTTGAATTTGGAACCAATAGAGATGTATATATATTTATAACTGGTATTTTTCACCATGTCATCTATATTATCTATTTCTGACGTAACCAAAATCATTTTTATTGTCATAATTGTATTTTCTTTTTATCAATTTTTAATATAATTATAAAATATAAAATGGATGTTTCTGATAAAATAGAAAAATTAGAAAATAATTTTAAAAATATACTGTCTTTAGATAGAAAGATTGAGAGTGAAAAAGGGAAACTCAAAGAAAAATTGGTCCATTTAAAAGATACACATGGTAAAATGAGCAAATCAAATTCTAAGCAAATCTTTTTATTTTGTTTGGATTCGTTTTTTTTCCAATATAAATTATTTTCAATGGAACATGATAATTTAAGTAAATTTAGCTTGTTAATAAAAAATAGAATCTATTGTGATTATTACAAATTATATAAACTAATCTTGAAATACTTAAAGGATCACGAAGAAGAGTTGCAAATTCATATTTCACATTCATTGGTACCATCTTATAAAGATTTAGAACCGTACTTTGATTATGGAATTGAAAATATTACATTGGTTCATGAGAACATGCTGGATTGTATTAAAAAAATGTTTCAAAATGTAATTGAAAAAGAAAATACAATAGAGGATTATACAACTAAAAAAAAAGCTGGTTATTCAATATCAAATTTTGTAAACACAATGTCTCATGAAAATAATATTTTAAAAGCGCAAATAGATTTATATTTAAATTACATATCATTTTTTCATATCTCACAAAAAAGACAAATCAAAAGGTTGTTTCAAAAATTTGATGAGTTTGACACAGAAATAGTAGGTAATATATCAACCGAGAAAGCATTTTCATTTGAATCTTTACATGAAGACGAATTGACAGAAGAAGAAATAGAACTTGTACAAGATGTTATACCTGGTCATGAAATAGAAAGTGAAACAGAAACAAGTGTAGCAAATGAATTAAAGGTGGATGAAAATAAAGAAATAAGTGAATTTACATCTTTTGAGAATTAAAGAGACATTTAGAATTATTTGCGTATAATTTGTGATACTATATCATAGACATTATGTATATGACAGAAAAAGAAAAGAAGGATGAAAATGATAGTTCAACAAGTTTAGAAACAGAACATTCACAAAATCAAAAAGATAAAAAAAAAATCATATGGTCTCCTGAAAATGAAAGTATAATGGTAGAATGGTGTGATGTAGCGCAATGTTATAAGTGGTTAAATTATCGTTCTCATGGAATGTATTCATATTTACATGCGTGGTATACTATTCCGGCGATTATTTTATCAACAATATCCGGTACAGCTTCTTTTGCACAAACAAGTTTGCCTTTACAATACCAAGAATATTCCCCATTGATTATTGGTACAATTAATATTTCAATAGGTATTTTAACAACAATTCAGCAATATTTAAAAATATCTGAATTGAACGAAGCACATAGAGTGTCCGCAATCGCATGGGATAAATTTGCCCGAAACATAAGAATTGAATTATCTAAGCATCCAGATGAAAGAACAGATGCAAAAACATTTTTAAAAGTATGTCGTCAAGAGTTTGATCGTTTGATGGAAACCAGTCCAGACATAAAAGAAAAAATAATAAAAGAATTTAACGATAAATTCGGCGGAAAAGAGGGTAGTAAAAAACGCAAAAGATTTGAACAATTGCGAAAACCTGATATTTGTGATACAATTGTTAGTGCGAATGAGACAAGACATAAATGGTATAAGGATCTGGAAGACGCGAATTTAGATGATGATGAAGAAATATTAAATGAAAAAGAAATGATGATTGAGAAACAAAAAATGGAATTAGAGAACAAGGAAAAAGAATTGCAAGCATTTACTGATTTAGAGCAACAAAAGATGGACAAACAATTACAAGATTTAGTTTTTACACAGAAGACAAAACAAGAAAGTAGTCGGTTTTACGATGAACAATGTATTTTAATAAACAAATATATTTCAACATTTAGAGAACTTTATGAAAGAAAACCATTAAAAGATGAGATTATTGAGAACATTTCTGAAACCGTTGAAAAGAGAATTTTGGACGAATTTTTGAGAACTTATAATAATGATGAAATGGTTTAATATACTTAAATAAATTATAATTTGAATATTATGATGTATAATATTCAACTGATTTATGTAACACCTTTTTTGTATGGTTATTTATTTCATAAAATGTGCAAATTAATAGATAAAAATTGTCAAACAAGTTATGGGTTCTCCTCGTTGTTAATTTATACTGTTCCTGTTTTCTTAATGAACATACATAATACAATGAGTGTAGGTAAATATATGTTGGTAACTACAATGTCTGGTGTGAGTTTTTATTTTCATGTGATACGGGAAAAACATAATGATCCATATTTACATATAGTAAGATGCTTAGATAACAGCTTGGTGTTATTGGCTTCCTTGTTATATATTACAAAAAACCAGTATATATTAATATTAACACCTACATTTTTTTTACACTATAAGTTGGTATATCAAGATACTGAAGTACACTCTATTATTATGTTGATTTCAATTATAAAGCTTCTTTTAAATAAACCGTTTTTAATATTTATAATACTTCCTGGAATATACAGTATATATAATATTATTCAAAAGAGAGATAGTTTATTGCAAAAGTATATATGGCATATTTCATCAAGTATTGGATTGGGATATACACTAAGCTAATTATAGTTCAACAAATAGATCTTCTTCAGAGATTCCGTAAATCAAATTATTGTTTTCTTCAAATGTGAATGTTTTTTCATCATTTATGTTTGCTTCTTCGTCAAAGTTCTCTACAAAACACGCAAACTTCCTTATCTTTTTAATATTCATTGGAGATAAGGGATCGGCAGAAAAGAGATAAGAGTCTATTTGGTCTTTATAGCTGGGTGATGGATAAATAATTAATTTTGTTTGTCTTTTTTCTTCATCAAAGAATTTATTGTGTGTGTCATTTTCCGATTTTTCAACAATATAGCCAATTTTTGGGTATTGTAGGGCAATATTTTCACAGGTTCTCAATGTATGTAAAATAGAATTGTTTTGAAAAATGCTTTTTGGTTCTGTTTGTATAAAAGTTCCTTTTATGGCGCCCTTGTTAATTATTTCATCAATAATACAAAATTCAAAAGGGTTTGTTTCAAGTTCCAATGAAGAGATATCAAAAAAAACACAGATTGTGTTGTTTTCTTCTAAAAACCCTTTGTAGTTTGTTTTACCAAACGGTTTTCCAAATGTATTTGTAAATAGATCTTGTACTTGTTTCAGAAATTCGTCGTTAATATCGTTGGAGTCGTCTTCTTTGGGATCTTTTGGATTTTGTGTATTTTCATCACTAATAATTATTTCGGATGTAGACTGAAATAAATGTTGATTTTGTTTAATCATAATAAATGGTTTCATATCAAGTTTCGTGTTTGGGAAAGAATATAAATTGTTGTTATTCTGTAAAAGGTATTTTGGAAAAGGTAATCGGCAAGATTGATCAATCATGTAACAACATAGATGAATGTTGTATTCCTTTAGATAGTCACGATCGTGGGTAATTAATGATAAATCATCGTCATCTAAATATTTAAAAGCAATACTGTCGTCTTCTTTTTCGTCTATGTTCTCCATAATATTATTATTAATTGGTTGTTCAATAGTGTTATCATCCGCGTCTTTATTCTCATTAATAGGTGTTTTATCGGTATTTTTATTAACAAACCGATCAAGGATGATGTTTTTAAATTCGGAATCTATTCTGTAATACATATAATAAAGTATGATAATATATTTTTAGAAGACGAACAAATAAAATTGACTAAAACATAATGATAATAGTAATGTAAAAATTTAGTAAAATGAATCAAGAAGAGTATTTGTTATCTGATCAAGAATCCTTTGAGGAAGAGGAACAGGAGATAAACTTTGGTTTTGATGCCTTTCCAGAATATAGTGAAGAATATGTAGATAATCAAGACAACGAATCTGAAAGTGATTCTGTATCGTATGTAATGGTAGGAAGAAAAAACAAGAGAAAAATTCAAAAGAAAAAACAAAATAAAGGAGATTCTGGATACAGAAGAATTAAAATAGGTAATCAAGAGTTCATGTATTTTGCTACGACAACAGTTCCTGGAAGGCCTATACGAGATGCTATTTACGGTACTTACATGAATGAAGATTTGGTAGGGAGTAGTGATGAAAGTTTATATTTCAAGGTTATATTTGCAGGAAATGGGTGTAACCAGCAAGTGGATCACTTGTTTTACGATAATCCGGAACAGTTTGAAAATCATATTTCTACCAAGGTTGAACAAAAGATAAAGGAAAAATGGTCAAAAATTTATAAATATGCATTGGAAGATAAACAGAAAAAAGTACCAAGAACAGTAAACAACATAAAAATAAAGTAAGTAATATAATAATAGTATAATGATAATTCTTTTTTTATTTGTAGCTTTATCCAGAAAAATGATAACACAATTATCTTGTGTTAATAATGTGATTAATGATAAAGAAGTACATAACTTATTTGATAGAAATTACACAAAAGGTTGTGATTTCAGATATAAAATGTTTGAGAACGACAGCATTTTGGAAATGGTAAATATTATAAAATATTTCAAGTATAAGGATTTATTGGAAACTTTGGAAAACAGAAATGTGTGTATACAGCAGAAATTAACTTATATAGAAGATTATGATTTATTGAATAGGTCAATGTCTATAAATATACAAAATGGAGGATTAATGGATGATTGGGAATTTAATTTTAAATAGTATAAAGTGTTTTTGATAATAACTGTATATGGTGAATATATTGTTATTTCCATTTTTTTTCTTAACTGTAAGTGGGTTTAGTAAAATAAGAGGTAATTTAAAAATGTCTGATGTAACAAGGATGTTGCCTTCTTTACAAGTACGAGAAAATTTACAACAAAGATTAGGTGATACGTGGAGTTATGGGGATTTATTTGAATTGAGCTCTAAACATATGGTTGATGCAGTAACCATTACAGCGGATGGTAAAACTGCGGTTGCTATTGATAATAGTAAAAATGTGGATATATCGCAACAATTGCATGTGGTTAAGATTTTTCCAGAAAACATTGATAGTTTATTACAAAATTTAATAGATAATCATGTAAATGTAGATATGATTGATATTCCAAAGAATGAATTATTTGTTTTTTTTGCAAAGGTGGGGGATGCATTTTATAACATTGCAATATATTATTTTGTAATTACGGCAGTATTAGCAGTAGTATCAAGGTTTGTAAGATTGCCGGGAAATAATTCAAATCTATTGAATCCATTAAATAGTGATAAAAATGAAATTGTAGACATATCAAATCTTAATACGACATTTGCAGATGTTGCCGGCTGTGACGAGGCAAAGTTTGAATTAATGGAAGTGGTAGATTTTTTGAAAAATAAAGAGAAATATGAAGCAGCAGGTGCAAAAATTCCGAAAGGGGTTTTGTTGGAAGGTAGCCCGGGTACAGGTAAAACATTATTGGCGAGAGCTGTTGCGGGAGAAGCCGGTGTTCCATTTATTACTGCAAGTGGATCAGAGTTTATAGAGCTATACGTTGGTATAGGTGCATCAAGAGTAAGAAGTTTATTTGAAAAGGCTAAGAAGAATTCTCCGTGTGTTATTTTTATAGATGAAATAGATGCAGTAGGTAGAAAACGTGGTGCTGGAATCGCGGGTGGTAATGACGAGAGAGAACAAACACTCAATCAGATTTTGACAAATATGGACGGATTTACGATTTCGGATGGCATAGTAGTGATTGCAGCTACAAATCGTATAGATGTTTTAGACTCGGCTTTAATTCGTCCAGGTAGGTTTGATAGAAAAGTGAATGTGGGATTGCCGGATAAAGAGGGTAGGAAAAAGATTTTTGGGGTGCATTTAAGAGGTAAGAGAGTGGGTAGCGATTTTGATTTGGATGAGATTGTGAGTCTGACGGCGGGGTTTTCTGGAGCAGAAATTGCTAATTTAGCGAATGAGGCAGCAATATATTCGGTAAGATCTAATACTACAGAAATATCGCAGAAAAATATTTTGGATGCGTATGAAAAGATAACGATTGGGTTGCCTGCAGAGAATGCAGACTCTGATATTGATGAGAAAAAGTTGGTCAGTTATCATGAAGTAGGACATGGATTTATGGTGGGTATATTCAAGGACATGTTTGATTTAAGAAAGATAACAATAAAGGAAAACAAGAATGGTGCGGGAGGGTATACATTGTTTACACCAAAAGAAAAATTTCAAAAGTATGCGACAAAAAGGTTTATTTTAGCGAATTTAATTATTGCAATGGGAGGACGTGCGGCGGAAACGTATTTATATAGAAAGTACAAAGATAAACAAAACATTATGAGAGACAATGATATTTTTGAAAAATTTACAGATTTAGACGTAACAACGGGTGCAGTGAATGATATTAAACAGGCAAATGAATTGGCAAAAAAGTATATTACAGAGTATGGGTTTGGTGATAAATTATGTTTTATAGACGAAAACAGCGCAAACGATATGCCTTTTGTGTCCAGGGATATGAACAACAATGAAAATATAGTAAGTAATGAAAAAAAATGTAGTATAGACACTCAAGTTGAATATTTAGTGGATTTTGCATATAAAAAAGCATATAGTTTAATTGAGAAGAATAGTGTTTTATTTGAAGAATGTGTTGAAATATTATTAAATGAAAAGGTGATAGATGGATCAAAATTGTACCAATATGTTGATAAAATAGAAAACAATATAATAGATATTTAATTTATAAATATATAGTAGAGAATGTACGATACTTCAATACCCACATTAGCTTATGTATTTATTGGAATTACGTCATTAGTAATAACATATTCAACTTTATCAAATAATGATGTAAAACAAGTAGAAAAACAAGAGGTTGTAGAAGAGCAACGTGAAGAAATACCAATAGAACCAGTTATACAAGATGATAATGAAGTAAAGAAAGAAGAACAAGTGGAAGAGGCTAATGAATCTGATCAACAACAACAAGCAGCTGATCAACAACAACAAGCAGCTGACCAACAACAACAAATACCTAATCAACAACAACAAGCAGCTGACCAACAACAACAAATACCTAATCAACAACAACAAGCAGCTGACCAACAACAACAAATACCTAATCAACAACAACAA